GGGTTCGCCTTGCGCCACTGGGTGCGGGGATCATCGACGCGGCCGGAGACATGCCATCGATCACGACCAGCAGACGGCGACCAGCGCGCGCCACGATCCAGTCGACCGCGGCGGGCTCGTCCACGCCCGCCCAGACTTCCTCGACGTGCGCCGACTCATCCTCGAGCCAACACGCGCCAACCGAGATACGGCGGTCGTGAGACATGTCCACGCCGAGCGCCGCTGGCTTCGCGTCGTCCGTGGGTCCGACGTCGATGCCCTCGGACCAGAGCGCGCCGTTGATCGGGGAGAACTGCTTGAGGATCTCGTCCCAAATGCCCAACGCCTCGCGGTTCCACGAGTCGTCGTTCTTGAGCTTCTTGCGAAGCCGCAGCATCGCCCGCTCAGTCGTGCGGTACGGGAAGGACGGGTTCGCCTTGCGCCACTGGGCGCGGTCCATCGGGTCGCAGCCACGGTCGGCACTGGTCTCGATGTAGAGCGTCCCGTCCGACTCGCCGTCGAGCGCCTCCTGGCGCAGCAGCGCGAAGAACTCGCCATCATCCTTCGGCCGCGGCGGGGTGCCCATCACGAATGTCAGCGGGTTCTTGGCGACGTTCTGTGTCGCGCCCATGTCCTCGAGCGTCGACTCCGGGAGGATCTGCCCCTCGTCGAACACGAGCACGTCCACGTCGGTACGGCCACGACCGAAGCCGGATTCCCGGGCGCCGAACTCGATGCTCGAGCCGTTGTTGAACCAGATCGACTCGTCACCCTTGCCGCGGAGAACCTGCCTGATGTGCGCTGCGACCTTCGGCCGCTTCGCCATCCCGTCGAACTGCCGGAACGTCTCGGCCGACGTGCTCTTGCGATGCGCGGTCCAGATGACCTTGAGGCCAGGCTCGAGCAGGCAGAGCGCGAAGATGATGCACGCGATCAGGTAGGTCTTGCCGACCTGTCGGGGGATTGAGATGACGATGGTGTCCGCTGCGTACGAGCGGTCCGACCGCTTCGACAGGATCAGCTTGCCGGCGCCATCCTGCCAACCGTCAAAGCCCCACCCAAGGCGGTTGCACGTTGCCCGGACCTTCGGCCAGGCGGTCGACTTGATCCCCGCCGGAGCGACAACATGCCGGGCCACCTCCGAGAGTGGCCGCTGGTCAGTAGCCGGTGCCGTCCCAGGCTTCGTCATCAGCGTTCACGACCACCGATCGGTCCTCGTCGTCAGTGATCTCGATCGCCTCGATCTCCTTGCCGATCTCAAGCTGTCGACGAGACAAGGCGGCCAGGTCGCGGGCCGGAGTGTTCGGGTCGTCGAGTGCCTTCGCGATCCGACGGCGCATGGCCCGGAGCTCCTCGATGCGGGAGCCCTGCTCAGCAGCCTCGAGGATCGTGCTCGGGCGGGCGGGCTCCGGCTTCTCGTCCGGCGCCACGGCGCGAAGAGTCTTGCGAGCCGCCACGGTCGCCTCCTCGCGTCGTTTGGAAAAAGGGAATGGGGGGTGTCCGCCTATGCCGTGAGGTGCGGGAGACGGCGGCCCCAGGGGACCTCCGCCCGGGTCACCAGACGCGCCAAGTCTCGAAGGTCCGTGGCGCGAGTTGGTCGGCGGTCTTGTTCCACTTCGCGCGGTTGCACTTGCGGTGGCTCGCTTGCTTGTTCGCGAGCGTGTCGGCGCCGCCGTTGTCGAGGGCGATGATGTGGTCCACCTCGAACGACATCGGGTCCGGTGAGCGCAACGTGTAGTCGATGTCCTCGCCGCAGATCCCGCACGGTGGCTTGATGCGGCGGATGGTGGCACGGTCGCGGTCGCGGACTGCCGTGCTGCGTCCCGTGCTCACGCCTCACCCTCACGATCCCCACAAGTCTCACGCCACAGCACCAGCACCCGAGCAGTCAGCTCGTCGAGCAGGTCGGGATGCGCAGCCTCGTCGCTGCCAACCTCGATGGAGGTCGCCGTCTCGGCGTCCCAGTGGTGGACGATCCGCGCGTACGCCATCAGTAGCCCATGTCCGTGAGGATCCCGTTGATCTTCTCGTGGGCGCCCTTTGAGGCGGGGCTCTTTGGATCCTTGATCGCCTTCGCGTCCCCGTTGGCGATCCACAGGTCGGCGAGCTGGTCGAGTTCGCTGACGCTCTGCTCGGCGTGCACGTCGGCCAGCCAGGCGGCCAGCTCCTCGTCGAAGTCCTTGCGTCGCATCGTCGGCATGGCACCTCCCGGTCACGTCAGCGCCGGCCGGACGCCGACGAGCCGAGGTTCCGGGTTCCGCCCAGCAGGCCCACCCGTGAAGAGATCCCGAGATGACGAACGCCCGGCCTGGTGGCTCGGGGCGTTCTGTGGGGACGGCAAAGCCCCCGTGAGTGAAAGCGTACGCTATGAGGCTGCCTGTCGGCGCTGGTTCGAGCGGTGGTGTGCTCCTGCGTGTCTGAACACTTCGCGCGGGTCGTAGAGCTTCGCCTTCCACCGCTGGCCCGTTGGCGCGATGTGATGCTCGGCGATGATCTGTCGGACGCGGGCTGGTGTGACGCCAAGGTACGCGGCGATGTCGATCACCGTTGCAGCGCCCGCTCTCATTGCTTCGCGGCCTTCTTGACGATCTTGCGCAGCGCCTCCCGCATGACCTCGGCCCTGGTCGTCCCGAGTGCGGCACACGCTTCGGCGGCGGCCTCCCAAAGCTCGTCCTCAACGCGCACCATCCGGTGCCGGTTCTCAGGGCGGGGCTTGTTAGGCATGCGACCCGCCGTCTCGTAGCGCATAGCCCTTTTGCGCTTCTTCGTACCAGTAGGTGCATGTCTGCTCCCACCATGCGATCGTGCGCCACGCGGCTTCGAGATTCGGGTTCTGTGCCTCAATGGCCACGCTCACGTCATTTCCGACGCTGTGCTCAGCCACCTCCGGCTGCCATGTAGGCAGGGGCTCGCAGGTAACGCGGACCGAACGACACTCGGAGCACGGCATCAGTAAGTCGCCGGCCACATGTTGCCGCATCTGCGAGCACCGAGTCTGGACCGATTGCGTGATCGCCTCGCTCATGACGCGAACTCCCAACCCGCGCGCTCCATGCCATCGACGTCGCCGAGGAAGGCACCCGTGGTGGCGTAGACACTGCCCTTGTCGGTGATCTCGACAGTGATGGTCCGGTAGGCGCTGGTTGCGGTCTTCGTCGTCATGTGACTATCTAAGCACGGGTGTACGTACACCGTCAAGCCTTTTCCCGAAGTGTCTTTCACGCGCTCGCCTCCTCGAGCTTGGCCCGCAGTGCGAAGTTGTACTCCGCCTGCGTGTAGCGCCGCTTGCACCGCTGGCATGTCCAGAAGTCCTCGAAGCCGTCGCGCTCGGTGAGTCTGCGCTCGAGACTGCCGCCGCATTCGAAGCACCCGACGTTGGCCCGGTCGCCCTGCCGCGCATCGTGCAGCACGGACTCCAGATGCGCCCGGCATCGGCGCAGGTCGTGAGCGAAGTCCTCGAACGACGCACCCGCGTACCCGGCCATGTAGGTCATCTGCCGGTCGAGGTACTCGACGTACTCGACCAGGGTGCCAGCGCATTCGGGCTCGTCGTGCTCGAGTTCTGCCCGCCAGCACATGTCCCAGGTTCCGAGGATGGTCATGGGGTGGAGTTCGCCGCCGCCACCACCGCAGCCCAGGCATGCCTCGTTGACCAACAGTCGGCAGTCCTTGCCGTGGCGCGACGTCTCGATCCAGCCTTCGGGTAGCCGGCCGGACAGGTACGACGCTGCGGTGTGTCCCCATCGTTCGGGGTCAACGGTTGGCCCGAGCAGGGTCATCGCTTCGGAGTGGGTGCCCCGATGCAGCACTTCGGGCGACAGTGCGTCGCACTTCGCGGCGATGGCGTGCAGGTCTTCGCGGGTGCTGCCGAGGCATTCGGCGCAGGTTCCCTCGACGTGGGTGTATCCGCAGACGCGGCAGTGAGGCTCTCCGCATGGCTGGCAGCCGGCGCACTCGGATCCTGGGCATTCGTCGCCGTGGCGTCCGGGCAGGACGCGTGGCTCGGTGGACCCGTTGAACTTGCAGGCGGTCATGCTTCCTCCGAAATCTCAGGGGTGTCATACGCCCCAGAAGGCCCCTCAGGCTTGCGAGGTTGCGATCTGGCGGCCTTAGGGCCCGAAAGGGACCGCGGATGCCCGCCCCACCCGCACCCACACGCCGAAGCCGCGAATGGGCAGCTCGGGCACGGCGCGCCGGTCATGGGCGGTCCTCGGTCATTGCGGCGCGCTCGCGGTGTCTGACGAGTCCGCACGTCTCGACGCATCCGCAGTCGCATTCGTCGTGGCAGCAGTTGCAGAACATGGCTGTCATGAACGGCGACGCACCCCGCTCACTCATCACCCACCTCCGTCCCCACGCCCGCGCCGTTGGTGGCGTCGGTGGGGCGGGTGACAGCGGGCGGAAGGTCGCGGGTCTCGGCTGCTCGCTTCTGAGCCGCTACGACCACCCGCA